GTTCACAGGTTGACTGCTTAGCAAGTATCCTTGTCCCAGTTTTTGACGTCTGCAATCATCATGCTTTTGATCTGCCCGGGATTGGAGGGGCCGATCTTAACGATCCCCATCTTTACAAGGCCATGTATGGCGTTTATCATCGCCCGGCGAGAAGTTCCGGTCTCTCTTGCCATCGTGGTGATCGAGATCCGATCGTCCTTCTTCCGGTATCCGTATGTCTTACGGATGATATACAGAACTGCCTTCAGCTGCGTCATCCTCAGCGGCTGTCTAAGTACGGCCTCGAGGATCTCATTTGGAATCTGCGTGAACCCCTTATCCGTACTCCCCATTCTCCAACCTCTCTTTCATGTCTCGATAAAGGATCTCTTTGATGATCCGCCCGGATACATCGGATTTGCAGAAAACCGGAGTGATATCGTATCTTACGGACCAGGCAGCCAGCGAAGCGAAAAAAGCATTGCTGTTCAGACGGCTCTTGTAACGGTGATACAGAATACCTTCCCATGTTCCGTTTTCAACGAGCAGATACATCTTAGCTTTAACGGCAGAGGCTCGTTCAAATTCCCGTTTGAACCTCTCACGGCCCCTGCCGATACATCCGGCCAGTTCATCCAGGCTCATCTTGCGCTCTATCACGCACGGAGGCACCACGGTCTCCTGATCATCATGCAGCCACCGTCCGCCCGGTAGCTGCACGTTTGCACAGTAATCGCCGTATCTGAGCGTCGCCCGCTGAATAGGCACCCCGAAAGAGGCATACCGCTCTTTTGCTTTCGGAGTGCTCTGCTCGCGGGTGTCCACCATGACGGCGAATGTAGCCATGACCTCCGCCAGTTCAAAAGGATCCATCTTAGTCAAACGGGATCTCTTCCGGAGAGCCGGCAGGAACGTTCATGAAGCCGGTATCCGATGTCTGCGCGGCGGATCTTGACGGCTTGTCGCTCAGGAGCTTGTCGTTCGGCATATTCTTCACGGCCTTGCCAGAGCGGACGTCATCGGCAACGCATGTCCAGCGAAGGCGGGTGTGGTTATAAACCTGCCCGCGATACTCTGTCTGCTCGATGTGGAACTTCCCGCCGATCAGCTTTCCCTTGAGCTTGGAAGTGTCTCCGTTGAAGACGTAACCGTTGTTGGAGTCTTCCAGATCCGCAAAGAACGTGTTCCAGTTGTCGATCACGAATGTCTGAGCACCATCGTCCGGGATGGTCAGTCGATAGATCGCATCGTTAGGCCACTTCTTGTCCTCTGCTGTGTTGCTGTTGAACTGCTCCATATAGAAGTCCTTATAGTCGCCTTCAGCGATATCGAACGCAATAGCCAGATGCCGGCCGGAGCCGTTTTTGTTGGCTGTCTCCTTTGCGTTCATGATCTTGATGACATAAGCGTCCTTAGGAAGCGCCTCGTATGACTTTTTGCGTTTGGTTTTGTCGTAGGTTGGTAAGCTCATTTGATAGTCCTCCTCTTATTAGTATTCTTCCAATGCTTTAATAACGAGCATAATGTCGTTCTCACACTCATCCTCCTGGAAGGCCCCGAGTGGTACCTTGCAGGTGCTGCCGTCGGCGCTCAGGATGAACTTGTATTTCCCATCCTGTCTGACTGCCCAAATCACGGTCGTCATCTTGCTCTCGAGCACCAGCTTCTCGAGCTTCCGTCCGTTGGTCTTAATGCGCGTCCGGATGATACCGTTGTCGTCGCTGATCGTCTCCGAGTGGCAGAGGATAATAACGGTCAGGTCTTCCCTCATATCGAGCGCCTGGTTAATGATGCTCCATCCGTTCTGAGCCAGATCTGACCATGCGGAGCGCTTGTCCCCGGACTGCATAGACAGGATCCTCATCTCCTCGGCTACCATCAGGCCGTTAAGCGTGTCGATCACGACATATTTAATCCGTTTGAACTGCTCCTGCTCGTTAATCTTCCGCATGATGCCGGACACAATAGTGAAGCTGTCCGATTTGTAATAATTCTTCTTGTCTACGCTGTACTGCGATTTCCAGCCCTTCCAATTAAGGCCCTTTTTATCGCAGTCAAAGTAAAATGTTTCCTCCGGCGGCAGGTTTCTCATGGCGGTCGTCTTGCCGGAGCCGGACTCGCCCATGACGCCAATTACTGCGGCCATATCATCACTCCTCTCTCCCTTATCTGATGCTCAGATGCTGTCCACGTTCTCCCAGGTAAGCAAATTCCAGTTTTGCTCCAGTCATGAGCGTCTCGCGGATCCTCTTGACGTCGATCTCCGGTTTGAGCATCTTGTACTCATCCGGAACATCGCCAGTGAACTTCAGCGGAAGCAATCCGCCATTCTTCACTACGGATACCTTGAAATGCTCGGTCGAAATCTTCTCTTTTCCGATAGTGCTCATAGAATTCATAAGCGCAGCCTTCATCCGGTCGATGCGTGCATTCAGATGATCCGCATGATCGAGCAGGCGCTTACCCTCTGCGTCGAATTTATCAGCCTCTGCTTTCAACTCTTTCATAACGATGGCATAGGCCTCGGCCTTGTCCTCGATCTCGCCTTCAAGTCCATCCAGAGTGTCTGCGAAGACATCCTGGTCGACATCAGGATCCTCTGCCATATCGAGCAGATCCTGATAGTCTTTTGTAAGCTCGTATAATGTGCTCATGGTCTCAACCTCTCATTAAGTCGTGCAGATCTCAGTAACATCCGCATAAAGCATTCCGCTTTCACTAGATTTGTATCGTTGTTTGTGCTTTCATAGGTGCTATACCCATCGCTAGAATGAAACGCATGCCAGCCATAATCGCCGCCCATCTTTGCGTAGAACATCAATATGTAGATGCTCTGGTCGTTCTTGCCGTACTGGATGGCAGCACTGGCATTAATTTCCGTATTTACTCTGTCAACCAAGTGCGCGAGGTACAGCAATCTTTCATGAGTCATACATCGTTCCCCCACTTCCACAGATAATTTGCCCAGGTGCCGATCCCGAATGGAACATCAGCAAATTCTTCCCCATCTTCTCCGCATACAACGACTGTTCCGCGGATCAAATCCTCAGTAATGTTCGTGTATACGAAGTTCGCCGGCAGATTGCGTATCTTGCCTTCCTCATTGCAGATGATGACTGCATTACCGCATGGGATCGTCTCAATATATCCGTCCACGGTCGCCTGGAAGGCCTCCAGCGTGTTCCGGATGTAAGACTCATGCCCGATCTCTTCATTCGGATGTTTGATGATTACCTTGATTCTGTCGTTCTTCATATCTCCTTAGTTCCTCCGTTACTTCCTCCATGTTGCTGCATGAGCAACGAAGCACACCATCGATGTATATGGCATATCGTTCGTGCTCACGAATAATCTCAATCACAATGCAGCCTCCTTGAGATACTTACGGATTGTCGGCGCGCTCAGTCCCATCTCCTCGGCAATCTTCTGTACGGACCAGCCTGCGTCTGCCAAGGCCTTTATCTTTCCAGTATCGACATTGTGCTTCTTCTGCTTTTCCGACTCCTGTGCCTTTTCTGCTTTGCCATGCTCCATCGTGTAGGCGCCGCCATCATTATCCGGATAGGTTTCCGTCTGTTTCTCCGGTTCCTTTTTGGCATACAGATCTTCCGTATAGACGCAATACGCGCCGAGGTCCTTCATATCGGCCAGATCTTCCATAGTCATGGTGCTGATATCTGCCGGTACCATGATGGTGATCTTTTCTCCATCCAGCGCCCGCAGAATTCCCTCTCTCAGTGTCAGTGTGCTCATACAGCCTCTCTCCTCTCTTCTTACTTCCCGATCCAGCTGAGCGCTATGCATGCTCCAATCGTAGATATGATTGCTACTGCGATGAATAATGGTGGGTTAGACATCAAAGTGATCATGCTGCTCTCCTCCTTCTGGAGGATTTCTGGACCATTACGGACAGCCCACCCTCTTCTACGAACGCGGTGCGCTTCTTTGGCTTCCTGGCTTCAGCCAGTTTATCCATCGCAAAGATGAACGCCAGCACTACTGCCAGGCCGATGAAAAACGACCATGCGATCACATTCTCGATTGGCTCCGCTGTTAAGTTCCAGATCGCATCGAAGCTGATCATGGACGCTGCAGCTCCTGTAATTATTCCTGCGTATTCTTTCATGTCTCAAACCCCTTTCTGCTCCCTATGATCTTCTCCAGCTGCCATATCTCCCCGAGCCGGAGTGTTTCCGGATGCGACACGCGATACTGTAGCGACGATGCCGGCATTCCAATCTTCTTGGCCAGATCCTTCTGGGTCTTGATGCCGGCTAAGGCCATACCAGAAGCGATCCAGGCCCTTACTTC